GTCGGATTTAATTTCATTTGGACCTAGCTGTTGGTCAGACAGCCTTAACCATTGAATAAGCTTCAATCATCGGGAGCTTGGATGTGCGGTCCGCCCCCCCTCTGAAAGTAACATACAACGACTGTTAGAGCAAAGACTTTCCGTTTCTAGCTGCAAATGGTTTCGACTTGTGTGTATTAACTGAATTAGAACTTGAAGCAATGCTGATGTTGTCGATGTCAATGTCATCAACATGAATAACGTCAGCTGAGTTAGAAGCAACAACAGTAGACGATGGTGTATCATCCTCTGTATTCCTAACACTTTTGTACTTCGCTAATCTATCCGATGAAGCTGCGTTGCGCGACTTATCTTTAGCTGACATATACATATAGTTGTTGTCACCCTTAACCATTCTGGAATCGGATGACAAAGGTACATCTTTAGAAGCTTCATTAGCAATAGCACTAGTATCAACACCATCGTCCACGTCATCAAGAGTCTCATCTAGAATGATGTCTTTCAAAGCGCCAGTGTAGCGTTTCGCCAAAGCGGATTGTATAGCTGGGCTTATATGTCCTACGACACTACATTTCGCATTCTTACACTTATTTCCTAAACCATAATTATGTAACAATTTATAAGCTACCAAAGCATTTATATCCATTAACTCCCTACAAACGCGATTCGCGCTTATTTCAATATCATCCATGTAACTTAATACACATTGATCATAAGCGTAGTACAATTTACCTGAATTGGTTGTGAAGTACTTGGAGTTAGAGTCAATCAAAGCTACATTGAGGGCAGTTTTCTTAAAACGTTGCATATCCGTCAACGGTTTAATGAAACCAAACTTAGTAATACCTCTAAACTTGACTCCATTTGGATTGCCAGCTGATTTTATCTTTCTGAGAGCTCGTACCTCTGCCACCAACTGTTTGTAGTAAGCAGGAATTACGCTATACTTATTCCTAAATAAATCAACGTGACATGATTCATCCTGTTTACCATTCATAATTGCAATTGCATCAGACTTCTCATTTCCATTGACACCTATCTTCGACTTAAAGTAACCGAATTGGTCAGAAATCAAATACTGACCCAGTTTGGCTAGAACTTGGTCAGCGATTACTTTAGTGTTAACTTGTTCACATACGTAAGTCGTGGTTAGAAAAGATATCTTAATAACCTTTGAACCATCAATTTCTCCAGCAGTTAAGTCAACATTATCGGCTAACTCACTATTTATATAATCATACACTTCGTCAAACTTCATCACATTGCCTTGAGAGCGTGAGTCGACCTTGTCAAATACACTAAATATGATGAAGATGAATGACTTTAACATGCGTGCATCACTTGGTAATTCGTATTTTAAACAATACTCGATCAAATGACTTAAACCAATAGCTGTAATTTGATATCTTGTTTCAGTACCACCACAAACTTTGAGTATGCGAGTCAGGTCATCCAAACATTTCTGCTTATTAAAGAAAGAGTTCAAATTAGCAAACAAGTTTTGTTTTGGATTAATCAAAAAAGCTAGTTTAGCTCTGACTTCATCCGGTTTAAGAAAATGAGATTTCTCAGCATTGGAAACCAAAGTTTTCAATTGAGCTGAAGTCTCGTTCACCAGTGAGGTTGTACGTTCAATAGTATTCATGATTAAACGATCGTTAAAATTCTAC